TGTGGTTGTGTTAGCTTGGGCAGTCGTATCAGAAGACCCTGCTGCTATGGACAAGGTAAAATTATTTTTTGAATACTTTTCACAGCTTCCCCAATGGTTCACTAATTTGTGGATTCTTGTCGTGGCTAGTGTGTATGGTATAAAAGGAACACAAATTTGGAGAAATGGTAAGAAGTAATTTATGAGGTGCAACTATGAATTATTATTTCACAGGTATTCTTATTATACTAATAGTATTATTAGCAATATTTGGAAACCCAGGTAATTATTAATGAAGATTAGTGAAAATACATCAGTAAGTATGCCAATGAAAAATCTTATTAGCATAGTTATTGCTGTTGCTGTAGGAGTGTGGGCATATTTTGGTGTAGTAGAAACATTAAATAAACACAGCACTAAATTAGAATTAATGGAAAAAGATTTAGAAGCTAATTCAGAATTTAGAATTAAATATCCAAGAGGTGAATTAGGTCAATCAAGTGGGGAAGCAGAACTTTTTATGTTAGTAGAACACATGGCAGGTTTAATTGAGGGTATGGAAGAAGAATTAAAAAATATGAGAAACAATAAAGTTAATATTGATTTCTTAAAAGAACAAGTTTCAAAACTACAAGTTGATGTAGAGAAATTAATTAGAAATGGGAGTGGACACTAATGATAGAGATGGTATTTGCCCTTTTACTTTTACAAGACCATAAGATTATTGAACATAGATATCATAATTCATTATCAAGTTGTTTAAAAGCTAAAAGATATGCAATGAAAGACAAGAGTAGTAAAGATAGAGTAGTATATAAATGTATTCAATCTAAGGCAAATGTAGAAATATATATGGGGGAAAAGAAAATTACTTCTTTAATATTAGATTGATGAAATATGTTTTAACTATGATAATGTGTTCTGTTATGGAAGGACAAACAACCTGTATTCCACCTTTTTCATTTGAAACAAGATACAATGATGCTTATGATTGTATGATAGCAGGTTATAAAAAATCTTCAGAAAAAATTATAGAGTTAGGTAGAGAGGATGTTAACGAATATAATATTTATGTTAAGTTTGGATGTACTCCTATAAAAGCTAAAGCAACTGCAATCTAACTATAAAATACATCTCTGGCAATTTTTTCTAATTCTTCAGATAAATCACTAAAATTAATTTTACATTCTCTTAACATTGCTGTAATAACACCAGCATTATTTTTATGGAAATGTAAATTAACTTTATCCATAGGATAGTTTTTTATTTCTGTAATAAATTGTCCTTGATTATTAATTAAAAGTTTGAAGCCCATAAGTTCAGCTTCTTTTCTTTTAACTCTCTTTTTACTTTTGAGTTTTCGATTCTGCTGCATGATTTCTTTTTAATAAATCTAGAAGAAAGTCATCATCTGACTTTGCTCCTTTCTTTTTTGTTAAAGGTTTATCGCCATCTTTATACACCTCAACAGTTTGTATTCTTGCAGGATTGGTCATAAATACTGGTAGTTTAGTATTGTCATGACTCTTTACCATAAAGAAACCATCTTCAGCTATACCAAATGTTTGTACATTTTTAATATCTATATCATCAGAACCTACTAAACATAATCGCATATGATATACTGGACCAATTGGTTGTTTTGGTTTACCATCTAAACCTAATACATTAGACATTTCTTTTATCCTTTAAAAATTTTTTAGCTGCTTTTGCAAGTTTAGCTTGTTCATGTTTATTTTGTACCTTTGCTCTTTGTTCTAAAACAGTTAATATTTGTATTTTTCTAGCATATGGTTTGTTAATATTTTTTACTTTTTTAATTGTATCTTTTGCATCTTTTATTGTAGCATATTTAATACTAACTGTGTCTTTAGGATTTTCATCTGTATACAATCTTCTATCAGAACCTGGTGGTTTTTTACCTGTTCCTACTTTTGGGTCTTTACTCATTATATATCCTGATTGTGATTATTTTTTAATGTTTGTTGTTGTTCATTTTCAAAACTAATATCTGTTGCATGGTCTTTGTTATAACTTTTACTTGTAAATGATTCACCAATAGGTTCTATTTTTCTTACTGGTTCAGGTTTATAACCAACATCTCCATGTTGTCCATCATCATCAGCTAAACTATCTATACTTTCAGTATACATTTCATTTAACTTTTCATTATTCTTTGTTATCTTTAATTTAAGATGTTCTTTTAATGCATCAATTTTAACATGAAGTATTTTATCTATGTGCCTGTTTATACCATACATAGGTAAATCATTTAATGCTGAAATAATTCTGCGAAAACCCCTTGCTCTTTTTTCTAATTGTGTTATTTGTGATTCTTTAGTCATGAGTAATCCCTCTCTATTATCATTTCAAGATAGTGAATAGCTTTTTCAATATCTTTTTGTTTGCCTTTTGCTTTGTGTCTACATATATATTTTATAGCATTACCTTCTGCAAACAATAAATTATTTTCATTTATAAACTCAGCAGGTTGAATCTTCATTTTAGAATAATGATTACCATCTACTTGTTTATTTAATGAATCATATGTAGTACCTTTAAACATATCTTTATGTGTCATTATAATGGTCCTTTTTCTAACATTTCTTTTCTTCTTAAATCTTTTTCACTTGGTTGTAACATATCATTTAAATCATCTATTGTCAACTCTGGGTTGCGTTTTAACTTCTTGACTACCCATTTGTAAGACCATGGTTGAAGTTTAAATGTATCACCACTAAAGTAATGAGTTTGATTAGGCAATAATGTTAATACATTTTTTACATTTACTTTAGCTTGTTCTTCTTTATTCAATAAATTTTTTAACCACTCAACTAATATAACTTTAGCTTTTCTTCTAATTGGTTTCATTTTCTTTGTATTCATTTTTTTAATTTTATTAATTTAAAATTATTTTCTCTATCAAAATATCTATATGACATTCTAACTGGTTGAAATTTATAAACATAATCAAACACAATAGTTTCATCTAATTCTTTACAACTATAAACATCAAGCTGTACTAATGCAGGATTCATTTCATCCCATGAGTGTAAAGTTATATGGGATGTTTCTATTATAGTCACACAAGTTAATCCTCTATTACCTTTTACATCACAATATTTTGCATAAGGACCAGCAAGTATTTTCATACCAATATCTTTTATTAAATTCTTAGTCCACTTCCTCATTACTTTTAAATCTTTAGGAGGGTCTAATACTTCTGCTCTAACTAGCAAGTGTTTGTGTTTTAATTCCATCTGTAAATTCTTTTGTTATGTCTTCTACATTAGGTTCTTTAACTACATCAGCTAAGAATACATTCTTATTTGAATATTTAAATACTCTTAATCCTTTACCTTTATTTGCATCTGCATAACATTCAAACTTATGTATACAAAATTGACAGCCAACTGGTATAGCTTTGTTTCCATTTTTCTCTGTCTTTAATGGATAACATCTTTCAGGTGGTACATCACTAGCTAATTTAGTATTTAAATCTTTTATTAAAGTTTTTGTATCAGGTTTAGCTAACTCATCTGGTTTGTAAAAACATATATCACCACTTGATTTATCAGCAACAAGAAAACCTCCACCTTTAGTTCCTTCAGCTTCTTCATATCCTGATAACTGGGCATGATACCCAAAAGGGTCATCATTAACTATCTCACCATTTTGAAATTTTTTAAAACTATAAGGTGATGCAGATTTAACATCACATATTTCACCATCTACTTTAGCATCCATATGTCCTTTAACACCATCTACCTTAACTTTCTTTTGTCTATCTTCTACTTTATGTCCTGATAATTCTGCTAAATATAAAATTAAATGTTCAATAATATGTCCATATAAAAATTTTAAATTATTACTTGCATCATATTCTTTTGTTTCTTTAGGTGAATACTTATCATACCATAATTGTCTAGCAGGTTTACCTAAGATACTCATTCTTAAAGTACCATCATACTTTTCTTTTTTAGGTGGTGTGTTCCATGCTATCATAGCTTCCTTAACATTGTTAAGAAAGTTATTCATATTCTCTTCTGTTATAGGTGCAGGAGTGCCATTAGCAATATTGGCAATTAATTTTTTAATATCAATTGCTATTGTATCAATGTGTTTGCGACCAGTTGTTTCCAATTTTGTATTCTCCATCTAATTTACATCTAAGATTTAATTTATTACCAGCATCTATAATTGATTGTACTGCTAACTTACCAAACTCATCTGCCCTTTCTTGTTCAACTTCATATTGAAACTCATCATGTACATTAACTACAGGATAAGCTTTGATTCGTTTATTTATAACATATTCATCTAGCTTTGTCAACGCAACCTTCATGACTGTTGCTCCTGCTCCTTGAAGCAAACTATTTAGGGCTGCGTGGGGGTGTCTGATGATGATTTTTCTTCCATCAAGTCCTTTGAGCCATCTTCTGTTAGATTTAGATACTCCATCCACTTTTTCTCGTAAGCTTCTAAGACTTGGTGTTGCTCGTAAAAACTTTTCTTTAACTCTTTCCCCATCTCTTTCCGAACCTCCAATGATACTTCCGATTTTTTTGTTTCCTGCTCCATAGATGAAAGCATAGATAAAAGTCTTCGCTGCATCTCTTGTTTCCAAACCAGCAGCAATTTTATTTGCTGTGTGTATGTCTCCATTAATAACTTCATTTGTATATTCCTTATCGTTCATGTAGTGGGCTAACATTCTTAATTCTAATCCTTTAGCATCAACCCCTACTAATTTAAATCCTTTCTCTACTATCCATAATCCTCTACATTCTTTTCCATAAGGTGAGTACACAGCAGGTATCTGTGCCATGTTGGGTGCTTGATGTGACATTCTACCAGTAATAGTACCATTAGTAATTACTTTGCCATGTACTCTCCCATCTTCCTTAATTGCTTCTACCCAGGAGGAAACTTGGGCAATCCTTTTTTGAAGCATTAAGTATTCGTTTATTAACTTAGCTTCAGGTATATCTGTTATCTCTGATAAAACTTTTTCATCTACAATTACATGACCTTTATCAGTTTTCTTTTTAGGTTTCCAACCAAGCTTCATTAGTCTTTCACCTATCTGTTGTCTAGAACCAAGATTAAATTCTTTATATTTAACTTTAGTAAAAGGCACTCCCTTTACATACCCTCTTGCTTTGTTATTAGATTTAGGAATAAACACTTCTTCTATTCTTAGAGGAGGAAATGTAGCCCTAACCTTATTTTGTAAATCATTCATGTGTTCTTGAAACTTAGCTTGTAGTTCGTATGCTCCCACAACATCTATCTTAAATCCTTTTTCATGTTGTCTTTGAACTATCTTAGCAACTTCATGTTCTAACTCAATTGAATAACCAAAATCTTTTACTCTTTTAATTAAGAAATTATATAGTCTTTGTGTTAAGTCTACATCATTCCTACAATACTTTAGCATCTCTTCACTAAAGAAATCAAATTGTTCAAACTCAATCTTACTATGACCAAGCTTTGTTCCCCAATTTTTTAGTGAGTGTCCACCATCTATTACTGGATTTAATAATCTAGATAATACAAGTGTATCTGTTATCTTTACATTTTTAAATAAATCATAACCAAAAAATTTATTTAATACTGGTATATCAAAACCAATTATATTATGTCCAATAACTTCTTCAGTTTGTTTTATAAACTCTTCAAACCTATGCAGATTGTTTTCTTTAAACTGATAAAATGTATCACCATGTTTACAAACAATACACCAAACTTTATCTGCAGTTAATGTTGTTTCAATATCAAAAACAACTTTATTAAAAGTCACTTGATTGTACCTCTACCAATCTTCCAGTATCATTATTATATTTTAAATTACTACATGGACCAGTCAATCCAGAGAATCTATTCTTTAATACTCTAACCTTTGTAGTACTTCTAATATCTGGGTCATCATTCTGTGCATCTCTTTCAAGTCCAATAACAATATCACTTAGCTGTCCTATACTTGCCGAACCTCTTAATTGTGATAAAGATGTTGCTGCACCTTCTTCATGTCCTTTGCCATCTGGTCTTCTCAAATGAGATACAACCATCATAGCAACACCAGTCTCTTGTACAAGAGTTCTAAGTCTAGTCATTATTTCATCTAATGCTCTTCTCTCATCACCATGACTTTGGTCTGATACAATAATACTAACATGGTCTATAACAATATATTTACAATCTAAACCTTTTGCTAAAAACCTAACTCTTGATACTATATTATCAATAGAGTTAGACCCAAAATGGTCAAACATAAATACTCTACCAGTACCTATAGTTTTATCAAAGTAAGTTTTCATCTCTTCTTTACTTAGATGTACATCTGGTAAATGTAATCTTTGATTAGCTTCAATACTCATTAAACCTTTTGAAGTTATTACTGGTGTCTCTTCTAACATTAACAAACCAATATTATCTTGTGTTGATTTAATAATATGATGTATAATCTCTCGCATAACCTGAGTCTTACCTAAGCCACTACCTGCAGTAAAGGTGACTAACTCTGATGGTCTAATACCATAAGTTATTTTATTTAGTTCTTCAAATGGATATTGAACAAATGATTTAATTGTTGGTTTTGTTATCTCATCAAATAAAGTATTAGCATTTATAATTCCATCTGGTGCAAATACCTTTGCATCCCAAAAAGATTTAACATATGTTTGTATTTTATTTTTACTTAAACAATCAGAAGCATCTTTAAAGTCATTAGGTAAATGCATTATCTTACATTTTCCTGGGCTAAATAACTCAGCTACTTTTAATGCTCCTTCTCTTCCTTGTTCATCATTGTCAAAGTTTATGATAACATTATCAAATTGTTCTAACCAATCTAAACTATTCTTAACATCTTTAACTGCAGAAGTAATACCATTCTTAATACTAACTACTGGTGTCTCATACTTATCTGTCTTAAACATTTGATAAGCTGATAAAGCATCTAGTTCTCCTTCAGTTATGATTACATATTTATTTTTTGTAAATAAATGTTCACCAAACAATCCAGAATATTTTGTATTACCTTGAATACTAAATTCTTTTAGTTTAGTAAACCTAGTTTTAGTTCCTATCTTTGCTCCCTGTTTATCATGATAAGGATAATAATGATTAGTTATATTACCCATACTATCAATCTTAACAGAGACTCCATACTTCTTACAAGTATCTGCTTTGATATTCCTATCAACTATTTCTGCAAAGTCTGATTGTCCTACAAAATCTTTTTTCTCATGGTCTCTGTTAATTATTGTAGGTTCTTGTTCCATATTGTAATCTCTAATGTATTGTTGACATGAGAAACAATAAGCTGAGTTATCAGCATTAACAGAAACTGCATCACTACTACTACATAATGGACATGGTAAGTGATACTTTACAAATCCATTTTTACTTTGTTCATTCATTTGCACCCTCATAAATTCCTTTCACATAAAAAAGGAGAGCCGACCAACTACAAGCCGACTCTCCTAGGAGTAGAAAAATGACAGCCATAAATTATTTTATGACTGATAACTTATACTAAAATTCTTTGATGTTGTCAACACTTCCATTAGAAGTATTTCCATTTTCGACATCAAAGTCTTCTTTTGGAGTGTACTCAACTAAGTCTAGTACTTGGACAGCTTGTAAATCTAACCCTACACCCTTCTTGCCTTTGAAGTTCCATTCGTAAGGTTTGTACATTACTTTAACTCTACTACCATTACCGACTATTTTATCAAGTGGTTTTTTATCAGCATCCACTAATTGTGGTTGTTGATTTTTATCACCATTTGCTTTAGTAACTTTTCTTTTAAACCTAATTATGTTAGGTATTGTTTTATCTTCTATTGTTGTTTCAGCAACTGAAATCCCCTGACCTTTAAAGTCCTCTGCAGATTTAGAATCAACTGCTAAATCAATTCTCCACATAGGTTCAAACTTTTCGTTTGGTCGTGTCAGAGAAGCCCAGTAAGCTGTGCCTTCAATTATCGCCATATGTTTTTCCTTTATTGTTTATTATTAATTTATCATTTTTCATAGATATCTTTTACCACATCAGTACCCTCCTTGTCAACACTTTCAGAGTCTTTATTTTCTTCAATGTTTTCAAGGACTTCTGTAATCTTTTCATCTATTACTCTTTTGATTGTTTGTTTTTTGTTGAGTTTCTTCTCAAGTTCTGCAATCTTTTTACCTGCCGATTGCACATCTTGATTAGCTTGTTCAAGCTGTATCAAAATTTTTTTAATACGAGAATCTTTTTCTTCTATAGTATCATTTAATTCTTTTTTATCTTTAGTTAAATCTGTTATTGTTTGTTTATATTCTCTTAGTAAATCT